TGGCGGATTTCAGTCCAATCTGCTCTCCCATCTGATCGGCTTTTGTGCTGGACAGAAAATTCACAACTATTCTTTGAACAATTCTGGCTATGAACCAGCCGACCAAAAGAATGACGGTCGCGCCGATAAGCTGCGGCAGAAAAGCCAGTACCTTTTGAAGCATGAAGCTGACCGGCTCCAGTAAACCTTTTTTCAAACCTAAGGTTTCCAGTATCAACGGAACAAAAATAAGGAAGACAAGCCAATATACAGCACTGCCGATAGTTTTACTTACAGGCACAGGTTTTTCGGTCTTGGACTCTATTTTGCCGGCAATGTGCACATCAAAATCAAGCCGTCCTAAAACTACAACAATAACCGTCCGCAAAATGCTTGCAATAATCCAGGCAACAAGCACCAGTAAACCGGCGCTTATAACTTGAGGGAGATATTCAAAATATACCCCTTTGGAAATCCATTGTTCCATTTTAACGCGTTTAATGGAGCTATCTTCCTTGGCCATGTCAGAAAACTTTTTGTCTAAAGAAATTTTTCGTAAACCGGCGGCCAGCGCTTTCGAGATGACTAACGCCACCAGCCAGCCGATGACCAGAATCAACAACGCCCACAGCATGTAAGGGACTTTTTCGATGATGATACTAATTACTTGTTTAAAAGAATCTAATATCTTATCCATAATTACCTCTCTTCTCTTTAAATGTTAAGCATGAATTAATGGGGACAATATAAGAGTTCCGCAAATTGAGTACGAGTACATATCCTCTCAGCGCAATCCTCCTTTTTGCTATTTTTTTGTTCGACAGAACTTTATATCCAATAGCCAAAAAAACTTCGAAAAATGGGCAAGTATAACCTGGTTTAAGATTATTAATTTTCTCCCTTTTAAAATTATAATGCAACCTTTCCCCGTTGTCAACAATAGCGGTTTATAAAATGTTTAATTAACTGGCTGCGAGGTTTTTATTATGAAATTTAAAGATGGAAGTTTTTACATATTTATTATTATATCTATGGTATTTACTGGATAATGAGTTGACTGTTGTGCGCTCTAGCGGTGTTTGAGAGAACTGAAACTCACCAGTTTCCCTTTTTCCTCATCCCAAAGATTCAACCATAAAGATTTCAAACTTCTCTTGATGCTAAGCATCTTAATTGCGTGCAGCTCAGGGGTTTCTTCATAACACTTTTGCAGGTTGTAATTTGGAATACGCACCCTGAGGTGATGAACAGGATGTATACCAATATTACCTGTGCTCCACTGGAGGATTTTGGGTAATTTGTAATATGAGCACCCCTCAAACGCAGCGCGCAAGGGATTCCAGTCTGCATGCCGTGCCCAGTAAACGCCTTCAAACTGGTGTTGAACGTAGAATAGCCATACTCCCAATGTTCCTGCAACAACCATAACGTACATATAAAGCAGGAAGTATATCGGCGAAATCTTCAAGACCGCCAGTATACCAATAAATAACAACAGAACCAGGTCGTTAAAAACCACACTGAAACGTCCTTTTGCTCCGCTGCCTTTCAAGCTGAAACGGTGATCGAACAAAAATAAATACGCAGGACCAATTCCAAACATAACAAGGGGGTTCCTATAAACCCGGTATGCTATTTTTATTTTCAGAGGAGAACTGAGATATTCATCTACTGTTAATGTCCATACATCGCCTATACCCCGGCGATCAAGATCTGCGTATGTATTATGATGTATATTATGAGAATGCTGCCAGCGTTCATACGGGACAAGGGTGAACATTCCCATTACATATCCCCAGAAACGGTTTGATTTGCGGGAAACGAAAAATGAGCAGTGTGTGCAATCGTGAAAAATAATAAAAATACGCACAAGAAAAATCGCAGCAAAAACTCCTGTTGTAAGAATCATCCACCATGGATAAAAATTATTGACCATCCATACAATAACGGCCCAGAGTAATATGTATGGACCTACTGAAGAAAAAATCTGGAATAGAGACTTTTTCAAATCAGGTACTTCATATTTCAATGTATCCTTATACCATTGCGGTTCAGACACATTAGCGGCAGCAGCCCCAGGTTGATTAAACATATCGCATCTCCTCGTCTCAATACAAATATCTAAGTATAACATACAAATAAAATGCAAAAAAATCAAGATGCATAAAACCTGTAACTTGCAAAGAGCGGTTCCTGAAATCAACTTGGCTGAACGGAACAAAAAGAATTACGAATAACATCTTTGATTATCGGAATTAATGGCGGAGCAACGCTGAATGTTCTTATTCCGCATTGGAGAAGTTTAGAAATGTGCTCCGGGCGTCCTGCAAGTTCGCCGCATATCGAAAGCGGCACATCCGGCGCGTCATCATGTGTAATGCGTAAAAGTTTAAATATGACATCCGAAGCATCATTAAAGTATTGCTCCACCGCCGCATTTTCCCGATCGGCGGCAAACGCATATTGTGTCAGGTCGTTTGTGCCAAAACTCAGGAAATCGGTATACTTCGTTATTTCCCGTGCGGAAAGAGCCGCAGCGGGAGTTTCTATCATTGCTCCAAGCTTTGGAAGATAAGGCATCTTCAGTTCTTTCCCGAGCTGCATTAGTTGTTCTTTAACTAAAACTACATCCTCCTGTGTGGTAACCATAGGGATTAGAATACGGATATCGAATCCTTCTCTGAATAATTCCAGTGCCGCCTGTAAATGTGTTTTTAGAAGCTCAGGGTACTTACGGAGCAATCGAATACCTCGACATCCAAGCGAAGAATTTGTTTCCGCCAGAAACTGAATGAACGGCAAAGGTTTGTCAGCCCCTATATCCAGGAGGCGCACACAAACAGGATGTCCTTTAGCAAGCTTCAATGTCTGGCGCATATCATCAAGAAGTTCATCGGCACTCGGCGGGGCAATGCGTCCCAGATAGGCTCGCTCCATACGGTATAACCCAACTCCTTCAGCTCCATTGCGCATGGCTTTTGCCGTATCATTTGCACATCCCACATTGGCTAGTACGGCAATGTGGATATTGTCTTTTGTGACAGTAGGGATATTGGCACGTTGTTGCGCTAAATCGAAAATTCGTTTTCTGTCCGCAACCTTTTTACTGAAAACAATTTTTTGCTTTTTCGCAGGATTAATAGTGACAGTTCCCGTGTCCCCATCCACTAAAGCCAATACTCCATCTGAGGTCGAATTCAGTAGATGGCGGAGCCCAGAAACGCATGGTATCCCCATTTCACGGACAAACAGGGCTGCATGAGATCCAGAACTCGCATATTCCAACAACACTGCTGAAATGGATCGGCTGGCAAGAAAAATAGTATCGGACGGCAATAAACGCGAAATTGCAAGCACACAGCCATGAGGTATATCGTCTAACGGATGAATCTTTATACCGGCAAGCGCATTGCGCAGGCGAATCGAAATATCCCGCACGTCATCGCTTTTGTCTCTGGATATCTGTGATTCCATCAACAGGAAACGTCTTTCCCAACGAAGAAAAACCGCCTTAACTGCGCTGCTTGCGCTTATTAAATTGCCCGTGATCTCTTTTCTCAATTCTTCTTTCAGGAGAGAGTCATTGACTATAAGTTTATGAGCCTCGAAAACACTGGCCAGTCTTGAATCGATTTCTTGTCCTACGCGATCCCCCAGTGTTGCGAGATCATCTGATATCCTTGTGATAGCGGCATCAAGACGAGAAATCTCTTTATCAACGTTTTTAGGAACTATATTATCGGGAACGTCTATAGGACCAAGAAGATGGCGAGGCAAGTGAATTATTCCTTCCGCCAACCCCGGCGAAATCGGGGTGCCTTGGATTATCAGTGTTTTTTCTTTGTCTGACATCAAGCCATACCTTATCTGAGCACCAGTTTTAACCGCCTGGCTATGATTCTTATTAATTAAATCTATTTTTTACGTTTCTTAAAATTTTATCTACGAAACAATAAACTGCAATAACATATTCTCCAGAAAGCGCATTGGATAATTCCTATTACAATTATCCAAATAAAAAAATGTGCTAATGATAATATTATAGATTCTTCATACTCAACTTTCAAATTTTCAAACGTTTTTTAGGCATATAAAAAAATTTGCATACGGCTTTATTTTGAAATTGCTTCTTTTGCTATATTTTCGGAATACAGCATAAAGTTTCAAGCATTATTTTCTATTAAAATCATGATTTAAACAAGAAATTTCAATCAAAAACGCTTCCCACCCCGTTTTGATGGGGGCAAATTTTACCGCTTTGCCGTATGTAGAGGGTAACAAGGCAGAATTCTGTCCAAACTCAAAGGAGGCCCTCTATGCAGAAAGATACGCGAAAAGAAAATTCACCGCTTCAGGAAATCGCTGAAATCCTCGCTAACGGCATTGCCAGAATGCGAAAAAAGGGAGCATCGAATTAATGCGGTATGGAAGTGTGTGCAGCGGTGTTGAAGCTGCTACTCTGGCATGGAAACCACTGGGCTGGAAATCAGTATTTTTTGCGGAAGTTGAACCGTTCCCGTGTGCGGTACTTATGCAGAAATTTGGGGCAACCAAGCCAATGCGCGTGCTGGAACCGGGTGATGCAGACAGCGAAAAAGAAAAGAAACAGCGTGAGCTGTGGGAAAAGCAAATAGACAAGTTCCCGAATGGCGGAAGTATTCCGAATTTCGGGGATTTTACAAAAATAACCAAGGATGATTATGATGGTAAAATCGACCTGCTCGTTGGCGGATTCCCGTGCCAGGCTTTCAGCGTGGCCGGTCTTAGAAAAGGCTTTGACGATCCGCGCGGGAACCTTGCGCTTGAGTTTGCGGAACTTGCTTTCAGGGTTGGGACAAGATGGATTTTGGGAGAAAACGTTCCAGGGCTGCTCAGTCACGACAAAGGCTGCTCCTTTGCCTCGTTACTATCAGCTTTCTGCGGCTGGCAGGTTGAAGTTCCTGTGCTCAGAAAAAAGAAAAACGGCGAGTTTGTCAGAGGATGGAAAAATTCAGGAATCGTTACTGGCGCACCCGGATATTTCGGCTTGGCATGGCGAACTCTTGACGCTCAATTTGTGCGAGTGGACGGATATCCGAGGGCTGTGCCTCAAAGACGAAGGCGTCTGTTCCTTGTCGGATATCTTGGAAGCTGGGAACGTGCCGCGGCGGTACTTTTTGACCAGGAAAGCCTGCGAGGGGATACTCCGCCGGAGCGAAAAACGCAAGAGGGAATTGCCAGAAGCGTTACGGCTAGCCTTGGAGGAGTCAGCGGCAAAGAGCAGCAGCACACCTTCGTAAAAGAAAACGGGAAGCCATTGAATGCTCTATGTGTAGCTCACGGTCAGGGCAATGCGGAAGTTTTGAACGAAAAATCTCCAACCTTGAACTGCAATCATGAAGCTCCAATCGTCTGCAGGGAATCCGGCAAGGGCTTTTGGCAACAGGACAAAATTTCCGGCACGGTCAAAGTCAATGGTTCGGAACCTACAACCGTGGTTTGCCTGAATAACCGTCCACAGGAATTTAAAGCTGAAGAGCAAATTCATTATCCACTCAGGGCTACGGATTACAAACAGCCTCCGGTTATCTGTTACGAAAACCATCCCAACGATTCCCGAATAAAGGAATTATCAGATGGAGCTGCGCCTCAAATAACGGCAAGATCTGGAACGGGTGGAGGAAACCTGCCATTACTGCAGGTTGCCGGATTTTTGCCTGGACAAGGCCAGAAAGCAGGAAGCGTCGGATATGAAAACGATTTGGCTCCGACTTTGCGCAGCGGATGTGACAGCTACGGCATACTTAAAAGTTACGGCATAGCGGAAAATATCATCAACCGCAAGGTCAAAAACGGCGGCAACGGCACTGGGGTAAAGGAAGGCATTCAATACACTCTGAATACGGTTTCACCGCACGGAGTTGCCTATAAATCCATAGTCCGCAGAATGATGCCGATTGAATGTGAAAGATTGATGGGTTTTCCTGACAACCACACACGCATTGCCTGGAACGGCAAACCGGAAGAAGAATGCCCGGATTCACACCGCTACAAAGCCTGCGGAAACAGTTTTTGCGTAAATGTTGCCAGATGGATAGGAATGAGAATACAAATGGTGGAGGATTTTTGCAATGAGCGAACTTGAACAGAAAATCAAAGAGAATGCGTCCGGTCCGAAGTCCGCTGAAAGCGATGGCCAGAAAGTCGAACAGCATTCAATATCCGACCAGATCGAAGCCGACCGTTACCTGAACTCAAAAGCGGCAGTCAAAAAGGCAGGTTCTGGTCTAAAAATAAGCAAAATGAGCGCATCGGGAGGCGCATGATGAATATGAGTTTAATGCTTCACAGCCCAGCGTTGAATGAATACGGCAACTTCTGGTTTGGACATTTTTCCGCTTGCAACCTCAAGCACAGTTTGGCCAAAATCATCTTCCGATGCATCAAAATCATACTCGTTGATGATAAGAAAAACCAGTGCCGCGACCGCTCCAGTGCGCTTGTTGCCATCGACAAAAGGATGGTTTTGGACAATATGGAAAAGATAAGCCGCAGCCATTTCATAGATGCTCGAATGCAGGAAATTTCCGCCGTAAGTTGCGGACGGCATACTGAGTGCGGATTTAAGCATCCCGAGGTCGCGAATACCGGCATCGCCGCCGTAACGCGCCAATTGGTCCTGATGTATTTCCAGCACTTCGGCCAGAGAGAGAAATTCCGGTTTCATATTCACTCAGCAAGTTTTTTCAGGGCTTTGGGATACTTCCGATTGACGGCGGTCAGGGCTTTCTTGAATTTTTTTGCCCGGGTTTTGTCATGCGTCGGAGTCAATACTAAAACCTGCCCGTCCGTTGTAATGTCAAATGAAGTTTCCGCATCCGCACCCAAAAGGTCAAGGATAGGTTTTTCGATTACCAGCGCCATGCTGTTTCCGTGTTTTGTCAATGTCTTAATCATATTGAAAAACTCCATTTTTGCGTTAATACATCGTCAATACAATAATACAACGAAAATCATTTTTTGTCAATAAAGGATGCATGATTTTGAAGAACTTTTTAAGTGCAATTTTCAAAAGTAAAAGCCCTCGCCATGCGTTGTCTGAGCATCCTGGAAGGATTATTCGGGCAAGATTTGATGCGGCGCAAACGACACATGACAACAAGCGGCACTGGGCAGCAGCGGATTATTTATCGGCTGACATGGAGGCTTCTCCAGAAGTGCGCCGGACTCTGCGGACACGGTCACGTTACGAAGTCGCGAATAATTCCTACGCCAAAGGGCTGGTGCAGATGCTGGCAAACGACTGCATCGGCACCGGACCAAGGCTGCAGATGCTTACTCCGGATGAGGATTTCAATGACGAAATCGAAGTCGAATTCATGATGTGGGCAGAGGCAGTAAAGCTGCCTTCAAAGTTGCGTACCATGCGAATGGCGCGGTGCCAGGACGGTGAAGCATTTGCGGTCATGAGCACCAATCCCAAAATCCGGCATGAGGTCAAACTTGACTTGATGTTGATTGAAGCAGACCGGATTTGCAGTGATTTGATCTGGCTGCCGGATGACAAGCTTGTCGACGGCATCAGCTTCGATGACTGGGGCAATCCCGACTGTTACCGGGTAATGAAGTATCACCCTGGAGATATGCGCTATGCTCCGGGTGAAGAAGCGGTAAATGTCCCCGCTGATTTCATGCTGCATATTTTCCGGCAGGATCGACCGGGACTGCACCGGGGAGTGCCGGAATTAACGGCAGCTTTGCCTTTATTTGCTCAGCTCCGCAGGTACAATCTCGCGGTACTTTCAGCGGCAGAAGCGGCGGCGGATTTCGCGGCAATTCTCTACACGGATGCTCCTCCAAATGGCGAAAGTGAAGAAGTCGAGCCGATGGATATCATCCCGCTGGAACGGAACATGATGCTGACTGCTCCGGCAGGCTGGAAACTGGATCAGCTTGATCCCAAACAGCCAGCCTCAAGCCATGCGGAATTCGTGAAGGTGATTTTGAGTGAAATCGCCAGATGCGTCTGTTCAACTTACGGCAGTGTTGCCGGAGATTTTTCCGGGTTCAATTACGCTTCCGGGCGACTGGATAATCAGATTTATCATAAGTCGATTCTGGTAGACAGGAGCTTTTGGCAAACTGAAATTTTGAACCGGGTATTCAGCATCTGGTTTAAGGAATATATGCTGACAAGGCCACTTCCTCCGGGAAGCTGGACAAGGATTCCAAAATATCCCAGGCATGTTTGGTATTGGGATTCGTTCAGTCATGTTGATCCGTTGAAAGAGTCAAAATCCCAAGAAGTTAGATTGAAAAACCACACAACAACACTAGCAGCGGAATGTGCCAGGGATGGCCTTGACTATATATCGGTTATCCGTCAGCGAGGCAAGGAATTAAGGATGATGCGAGAACTCAATATCCCATTCGATGACGGCAAAACGCCGCAAAATAATAACCCGGAACCGGGAATCGGTTCAAAAACAAAGGACATAGCAAATGAGTAATGATTTTCTGCTGATCGAAGCAGCCGGAGGCGCAAAGCCGAAAGTAATCGGTCTTGCCTACAGCGGCGGCAAAATGAACCTGCCGGGCTGGAAACATCCGGTTGTTGTTGATCTTGCCGGGCTGGAGCTGCCTGAAAATGTGCCGCTGCTGGCAAACCATCAGAACAAAACCGCTTCTAGGGTTGGAATGGTCGCGGCTCAGGTCAAAGACAATGCTTTGGAAATTGACGGGCAGATCATTTCTGAAAGCGACAATGCTAAGGATATTGTTGCTCAAAGCAAGGCTGGAGCCGACTGGCAGTTGAGTATTGGAGCGGATGTAATTGAGGCAGAGCTGGTCAAATCCAGCCGGGTGGTTAATGGACAAAATATTACTGGCCCGTTTTACCACGTTCAAAAGGCTACCCTGCGCGAAATTTCGGTAATTCCGTGCGGTGCCGACTCCAAAACAACTATGAAAGTAACCGCAAATTTTAATCTTGAACCTAAAAACATAAAAGGAGAAGCTGCAACTATGGCAAAAGAAGCTCCCAAAAATGAACCCGAAAAAGAAAAAATTGAGCTGGAAAAACCCTCAACCAAAGAACCTGAAACCAAAGAAAATCCCAAGGAAAAGGAGAAAGAGAAAATCAAAGAAGAACCCCAAAAAGAACCTAAAGCTGAAGCGTCGGCTACGCCTCCAACAATCCAGGCACAGGCTCAGGATGCTGCGCAGCAGGCGGTCAAAGCTGAACGCGAGCGGGTAGCGCAAATCCAGTCAATCTGTGATGGAGATTTCCCGGAAATTGAACGTGAAGCGATCTCCGCTGGCTGGAATCCTGAAACAGTCACTACCAAAGTACTGGCGACAATCCGTGCAGAACGCCCCAGTGCTGATGTGAATATTTCCGTCAAAAGCAAGCCTGAAGGAGAAGGAATGCGCAAAACTCTGGAAGCGGCGATGTGCCTGCGTGTCGGTGTAGATGCTGATTCTCTGGAAAAATCCTTTGGTTCACAGGCGGTTGAAGCAGGTATGGGCGAAATGGATATGCCTCTGCGGCAACTGCTCATTGAATGCATGAGGCTTGACGGTATTCCGGCATCCCGTGGATTCGATAATGACACCATTCGTGCTGCATTTTCCAGTGTAAGTTTGCCGGGTATTTTGAGCAATGTGGCGAATAAAAAACTGCTCCAAAGCTATAAAGCCCAGCCGGTGATTGCTACAAAATTATGCAGTACCGGTGACCTGAATGACTTCAAAGAAAACGATCGTTTCCGCTTAACAGATGTTGGTGATTTATTGCCGGTAGCCGCTGATGGTGAAATCAAAGAGGGTGGGTTTGTTGAAGAAGCCGCCAAGAATCAGCTTGATACTTACGGCAAAAAATTCTGCCTGACGCGCAAAATGATCATCAACGATGACATTGGGGCATTCATGAAAGTGCCGACCGCTATGGGAAATCGTGCTGCTCGATTGATAGACCAACTCTTTTTTAGCCGTTTGCTGTCAAATCCGAATCAGGCTGACGGCAATGCGCTGTTCAGTTCCGGGCACAAAAATCTGCTGACCGGTTCAAGTTCCGTACTGGGATCTGAAAGCCTGAAAAAAGCAATCCAGCTTTTTCTTGATCAGGTTGATGCGGATGGTCAGCCGATCAGCGTTGAACCGAGATTTTTGCTGGTTCCAACTGCCCTGAAGCATCTGGCAATAGAACTTACTAAAGGCGCTACCTTGATCATGGCTGGCGGCAGTGAACAGGCAATCCGTCCCGCTTTGAATGTGCTGGCTGACGAAAACCTGCAGGTCGTAAGTTCACCTTATCTGGGAAATTCCGCTTATCCCGGAAGCTCTCAAACCGGCTGGTATTTGTTCGGTGATCCGCAGACCGTTGACACTTGGGAAATCGGGTATTTGAAGGGCAAACGCACCCCGACTGTTGAACGCGGTGAAACTGATTTTAACACCTTGGGGCTGTGGTTCCGGGTTTATTTCGACCTTGGAGTCCGCGAGCAGGATCATCGCGGCATGGTCTGTAGCTCAGGACAATAACTTTCAATCTTAAGGGAGCGAAAGCTCCCGTACTTCTAACTTTTAAACGGAGGTTTTTATGCTTGCAAAATATGTACAGAGAGGACATGAAATTGATTTTATTCCAGAAGCTGATGTTGCGGCGGGAGATGTAATAATTATCGGCGATTTGGTTGGGATTGCCAAACTTGATATTAAGGCTGGAACACTTGGTTCATTGGCGCTGGTTGGGGTATTTGATATTCCGAAAGCTACCGGCGAAAGTACTGCGATTGCCGTTGGAACTATTGTGTTCTGGGATGCTGAAAATTCACAGGTAACTACTACTGGTGGTGAAAACAAGTACCTCGGCAAAACCATCATCGCGTCGAGTGACAATGATGCCCATGCGAGGGTGATTATCAATGTTTCCCGTGATGTGCCAATTAGTGCCACAGGAGCAATCACTGATCCCGAAGCCAATGCCGAGGATATTGATGACCAGTCTGGAGGTACGGTCAGCGGTGCTCATCAGTTGGCGGCGGTCGCGGATACTTCCACGGATCAGTCTGGGACGATCAATAATAATTTTGCCACCATTGGAGCGGAATACAACATTCTCAAATATGATGTTGAAGCCAATAACGGCAAAATTGACTCCATTCTGGCGGCCTTGCGAACGCTTGGCCTGATCGCAACTGAATAATGAGTATGCTGCAGGAAGGCATGAACTGGCTGGAATCTCAGCGAAAAACTCACCTGACTGTGCCGGTAATTTACCGGCGCGGAGGCGAAGCCTCTCTGGTAATTCCGGCAACAGTAGGCAAGACAGTATTCAAAGTTACCGACGATTACGGACGCTATCAGCATATCGAAAGCCGGGATTACCTAATCAGCGCCGCTGATCTGGTGTTGAATAACACACAAATCCTGCCGGAACCTGGAGATGAAATCATTGAAAACGGTTTCATATATGAAGTCATGGCACCCAACAATGAGCCGGAATGGAGATACTCCGACAGTTCCCGACAGAGCCTGCGGATACACACGAAATTCATTGGAAAGGAGTGAATATGTCAAAGAAAAATGAAATAGTCAAAGTCCCGTTTTACGGAAATGAAATCATAGTAATCGAAAAAAACGGTAAGCGCCTGGTTCCTATGAAACCCATTGTGGAGGCATTGGGATTGGCATGGAGAGATCAACAAAAAATGATTGCTAATGACCCTGTTTTGAGCTCAACTAGGTGCGTTACGCACCTAGTTGCCGAAGACGGGAAACAGCGTGAAATGATTTGCCTTCCATTAGAATTTCTTAATGGCTGGCTGTTCAAAGTTTCTGCTTCCCGTTACAAAGGCAAAAAGCGTGAGGCAATCATCAAGTACCAGAGAAAATGTTACCTGGCTCTGCATGAGTATTTCTTTCATGGCGCGGCGATTAACCCATCCATCAATATTGAACAAATCAATGCCGTGATGAAAAAATTGCAGTCTGAAATTAACCAAAAGAATGACTTGATCTTGGTTCTCAAGCAAGAAAATCAAAATCGGCAGGATATCATTGACACCGTAACTTCGGATGTTGTTTATGGAGATATCAGTCCCGAAACTGGAAGAAAAAAAGTCATTCTTGTTCGCCAGCATTTCAGGAGTTACGGAGAACCTAAAGCAAAAAAATCACGGAGCCGCATGCAGATGGTGTTCGATTTTTTCAAAGGAGGAAAGTAGCCATGCCGAATGGAAGTGACAATCCGGATTTGCGTGATGTCTGGAATTCGGTAAATGAATCCAGGCGGGAGCTTGCAGAACTCAAGGGAATGTTGAATGTGCATTTTTCTGATCACAATATTCATCACAACCCGCCATGTCATGCAGCTGAGGAAATGCGCAAAACCATGCTCTCGGCAGCGGGGGCGGCAATCCTGGCATTGCTGGCGGCTATCGGTTCAATAGTCACTACCGTTATGAGGTGAATTATGCCGCTACTTATCGACATAGCCAACGCTGTGGCCGCTGAACTGAATAATGCGGAGCTTTCATTGGAATTTACAGCAAAGGTCAATCTTAAACCTGAATTTGAACTTAAGGATTTGAAAAACCTGAAAGTTACGGTGGTGCCGAAATCGCTTAATTTTTCGGGAGCCACCCGCCAAGAATCGGCAAAGGAAGTTCAAATTGACATTGGTGTGCAAAAGAAAACTGCCGATTCTGATCAACTCGCTGAACTGCTGCAACTGGTCGAAGGTATTGCTGGAATTTTCGACCGTAAACGCCTGACCGGATATCAGCAAGCTGTGTGCATCGGGATTGAAAACGATCCGGTTTACGATCCAGAGCATCTGCGGCAATACCGGCAGTTCACCAGCGTTATCACGCTGAAGTTTCGGGTGACTTGAGATGTTCGGGATGAAATGCCGTTCACGGTTTGACGCCCGGAAAGTCAGAAAAAAAGCTGATGCCGGGACATTCAAAAGCCTGAACCATGCGGCCGCCGCTATCCGCCTGACCGCGAGGCGCAGTATTAGGCGAAGCCCGAAAAAATCATCTTCAGGCACACCGCCGCATACCCGGCGCGGATTGTTGAAACGGGCATTGCTTTACAATGTCGATAAGTCAAGGATGCGGGCAGTAATTGGCCCGGCTTATTCAATAGTGGGACGTTCCAGCAGTGCCCATGAATTTGGCGGCAAATATTACGACAGAAAGTATCCAAAGCGCTCATTTATCGGACCAGCTCTGCGGAAACAGGAGAGTAGGATTTCTCGTTTTTGGAGTGCATTCATCAAATAACCATTGGAGGTTTTTATGTACAAAATAGGATTTGAAGCAAAGATTTTTTATGGAACCGCAGGCACAAAAGCTTCGACAGAGCTCAAACATGTGGCTGATTCGGTATCCTTGAATATCGAAAAAGGCAGTGCCGAGGTCGCGGTGCGTTCATCAAACTGGAAGAAAGTTTTGTCCGGCTTGAAAGACGCATCTGTTGAATTTACCCTTGCCGGGGATACCAGTGATGCAGGATTTCAGGCAATTCAAAATGCGTTTTTCAATGATACGCCGATTGCGTTGTTCATTGCCGACGCTGAAACTGGTGGTGTTGGACTGGATGCTGATTTTGAAGTAATTTCATTTAATCGCACCGAGGGGCTCGAGGAAGTTATTAACTATGCGGTAAACGTCAAGCCGTCTGCCAAGTCTACTCGCGAGCCTGTATGGGAAGGTGCGACTGGAGGTGAAGTATAATGAAATGCTTCAAGGATAATCAGAACCGCAACTGGACTATCGTAGTGAATGTAGCCACAGTCAAACGGGTGCGTTCACTGCTGGATATCAACCTGTTGGACGTGGTAAAACTGGATAGCAACAACAAGCCGAATGTGGATTTATTGGAGCAGCTTGCCAGTGATCCGGTGTTATTGTGCGACGTTATTTACTGCATCTGCAAACCGGAAGCTGACGCGCAGAATATTTCCGATGAGGATTTCGGAGCGGCGATGGGCGGCGATGCCATTGAACACGCAACTACTGCTTTGTTGGAGGAGCTGGTTGATTTTTTCCCGGAAGCGAAGCGGCTGGTGCTTCGCAAACTCATGAACGCCGGGGAAAAAGTAAAGAACCAGATGGAAAGAGCCCTGAAGCTGGAACTGGACAATCCTCAGCTGGAAAAAGAACTGGAGAAACAGGTGAAGGAATATATCAATTCATCTACCAGCTCGCCGGAATCATCGGCATAAATCCAGAACCATTCACGCTTCATGAGCTCCTGGTCATGGCGGATGCCAGAGGCAAAGACAACTGGAATCACACTTCCAGCCTGTTGGCAATGTTGTTCAATATCAACCGCGATCCCAAACGGCAGCGTGCAATTTCGCCTGAAATTTTCAATCCGTACATAACTCATAAAGCCAAGAAAGATACTCGCATGGCTTTCGATTTCATGAAGAATTTGTGGGTAAGAGAAAATAATCCATGAAATAGATTTTTATTTGAAAGAAATCATGTTAAGCGTCTTATGGTTCTATATCCTGCTTCTCAAGATAGAAGTTATTGGTGGAAACGTCGAAAATGCAACAATATTTATTATGGAGCTGAGAAATATGTCGATCATAATTTGAAGAATGATTCTTAAAATTCTGGATACGAGACGAAGAGTCTTTTTGCCGTTGCCTAAAAGAATTTCTACAATTCACAACAAGATCTTTTTTAATCCAGGCACTGTTTTCTATACTGAACAGAAGGTCGAATACCATGGTATAACAATCATTTATTTTATCTGTGACATGAGACCAATCAGGGGGCTGCAACTTGCGAGCGGAAGAAATTAACTCATCAAGTTGTTTAAGGTTGTACTTGTCATATTGTGAATAAAGTTTTATTTCCAAAAGTATAATAATGCGAATTAATATATCGCAAATATGTATCATATCGGAGGACATTTCCAATTGACTATCTTCAAATTTTTGTGTCAATTCGCTGACCATGGTAGATGTATAAAAATTATCATTATATGCCTTGGCCAATTCTTCTAATTTATAATCGTTAAAAGAATGATAATATTCCACACGTATTCTTTTTACTTCAAATTTAAAATCAGCTAGTTTATGAATATCTGCACTAGAAATACAGGTTTTATTTGCAAATTCTTGCAATGTGTTAAAAACCGTTTCGATATATGATTTTCTCTCTAGATGATGAAGCCTGATTAGCTCGTTAACTCTTTCTTGCAACAACGATAATTGAGAATTAATGCCGTTCAAATAATACTGACCTGTGCAAATGGATGCTAGTTGAAAAACAAGGATTGGAGCAAAAACTTGAGCAGATGGTATAGCCTGAAAACCTGCATGTTCAACAATTTTTCCATTGACTTTCACAATAGAACTAATTGTGCCACTTGAATACTGCGATAGTAGGGCGGGATCAATAGTTGCTTTAAAAAATCCACTTCCCGCTATGTTGGCCATTGCACCAGTTTGAATACCTGCACCCAAAAGTTGAGACGAAAGATTTCTCGAAAAATTAGAATCTGGAATTTTCACAAATTTCTCATTGAAATTTTGAGGTAAATCTGTGCACTCAAATTTTAATACGTCATGACTGTCATTATCAATGATTTTAATCTCATCAATATTCATAACAGCATTATTTTTTCTACGAAAAAATTTATTGAAAATAGCCCAAATTTTCATTTCAAGTACTCCTTAGGGATAAAAATCAACAATAGGATAGCATATGAATTCAAAAAAACAAATTTTAAGAGGAAGTTAAATGGCCATATCCAGTAACATTCGAGCCGGAGCCGCGTATGTCGAGCTGACTGTTGAAAACAGCGCTCTCATTCGCGGACTTAAAGCCGCGCAAGCTAAGCTGAAGAATTTCAGCCGCAGCGTGACTGCCGCCGGTAAAAAACTGTTGGGAATCAGCGCGATTCTGGCAATGCCTTTTGTCGGCGGAGCTAAAACTTTCGCTGATTTTGAACAGCAGATGGCGAATGTTTCGACTATGCTTGATGAACCGGCAAAATACATGGAGTCCTTCAAAAAAGGCGTTCGTAAAATGTCCGTTGAATTCGGCGAAGGCACTGACACGCTGGCAAAAGGCCTGTACGATATTCTTTCGGCTTCAATTGATCCGGCTAAAGCATTAGATGTTCTGGCAGTTTCAGCGAAAGCTGCAAAAGCAGGCCTTACTGATACTGGCGTGGCTGCGGATGCCATTACTACGATATTGAATGCCTATGGGCTGAGTGCGGATCACGCTGAAAGCGTATCCGATTTGCTGTTCAAAACGGTCAAAAAAGGAAAAACAACATTTTCTGAATTAGCCCCGAGTATTGGCATGGTGGCAACCACTGCTGCTAGTGCCGGTGTGGATTTGGAGGAACTTGGCGCGGCAATCGCGACAATGACTCGTAACGGGGTAAAAACTGAAAATGCCGTTACTGCCTTGAATGCGATTATTTCAACTTTCTTAAAGCCAACCGATGAAGCCTCAAAATACGCGAAAAAACTGGGCTTTGAAATGAGTTCAGCGGCAATCAAGTCCGAAGGTCTGGAAGGTATTTTTAAGAAAATAGCCAAGCTACCGCCGGACGCTGTCAGCAAGTTATTCCCAAATATCCGGGCTCTGCGTGGTGTGCTTCCGGCCTTACGCAATATGGAAGGATTTTCTGCTGATGTCGAGACTATGAAAAACCGTGCCGGAGCAACTGAAACCGCCTTTGCAAAAATGTCAAAAACATTGACTATGGCTTTTGCTCGTTTGAAACAAGCAGGAATGCTGGCATTATCCGTAATCGGCGAAGCTTTGGCAGAGGATTTGCGGAAAGCCGCAAGTGTATTTATGCAGGTAATCAGCGCAGTTACTACCTTCATCAAACAGAACAAAAAACTGGTGGTGACGGCGGCAAAGGTCATCGTGGGTGTGGCGCTTATCGGAGGCGGACTGCTAACCTTGGGAGCAATTGCCGGAACTTTGTCATTTGCTATAGGCGGGCTATTGACAATAGTTTCCGCAGTTACCGGAACGATCAGTTTCTTTGCCGGGATTATTGGAGGTGTTATTACGATTTTGACTGCCAGTATTTCCGTCTGGTGGCTGGTAGCGGCGGCAGTTGCAGCAGTCGGAGCTACGTTCCTGATTCAAAGCGGTGTTGTTGGTGATGTTATCGACTGGTTTGGAGCAAAATTCGCCAAATTAAAGCAGTTTGCATGCACGGCGTTTGACGGCATCAAAGCGGCGCTGGCTTCTGGAGATTATGCGCTGGCGGCAAGGATTTTATGGTTGAGCCTGCAGGTTGCCTGGCAGAAAGGGATAAGTGTGCTTCTGGGATACTGGATAAGTTTCAAGCAGGCATTCATGACTGCTACGCTAGAAACTTTCTATGGCGCTTTGAGCATCATCACCGATTCCTGGGCAAGCTTAAAATCTGCCTGGGTAAGTGTGGTTGGCTTCTTGCAAAAATTCTGGATTGGATTTACTGGCGCGATCATGAAAGCTTGGAATAATACTTTTGCATGGTTGGCTAAAAAGTGGCTTGATATCAAAGGTATGTTTGATGATTCGATTGATATTGAAACTGAAAAAACAAAAATTGATGCCGAAGCGGCAAAGAAAAATGATGCTGAAGATGCGGCGTATAACCAGATTGACAAAGATGCGCAAAAGCAGAAATCTCAAATTGAGCAGGACGCTATCGGCCAGCAGATGGCGAACGATCTGAAACAACACAACAGCCAATATGCCGATGAACTGAAAAAGTCCAAGCAGGCATTAACTGATGCACACAAAGAATGGCAATCGGCGATTTCGGAAGCTAAAAAGAAAGAAACCAAGACAAAAAAGCCGGAATCTAGCCCGATAAAAACAGCCAAAGAAAAGCTCAAAAATGCTGGCGATACGGTTGTGGCAGCCAAGTCAAAAGTTCAGGTGCAAGGTTCGTTTTACGCTCAAGCTACCCGTTCTTTGTCTTCCGGCACCGCTGCCGAGCGCACAGCAAAAGCCTCCGAGGATATCAAGAAAAATACGAAAAAGACAAATCAACTCCTGAAAGATAATACATCTTCAGGGTTAACTTTCGGGTGAATTTATTTTTGGTGGAATATAAGGCTCAATTTTATAAAACAAACCGCATTCCCAGTCCTCGAGTTTTGGACTTACTTTTACGAAGCCTCTGTTTGTAAATTTGGCAAAAATTTTATTTGGTTCTAACGGATGCTCAAGGTTAAGTAAAGTTAAAAAATGCATGTCTTTAAAATATTTTTCAGGTGAAAATATTATATGAGAACCGCTTGTTACAAGAAATTTATATTTTTGCTTGCCAATGCATTGAAAAATTAATTTTCTATTAAAATATTTGGGCTCTGGTAGACCTCGTAAAGTGTATTCTTTAATTTGTATAGGTTTTTCTTTACCCTTTTGAACATAAAAATAAATATAAAAACCATTTGGGTATTTTTGAGGTATTTTTAAATCCCAACAAAACAAATTCCAAAAATCAACCAAATCTTCAGTTTTAATATTTTTGCCAACTTCTTTTTGATTATTAGGCTTTAATACCTCATAAAGTATTGCACCACCAATGGCAACGATAATTAAAGTTGTAAGCAAATTAAACAAATATGATTTCATAACTTTTCTCCATTTCAAGTTAATTAACATTATCTAAGCTACATGAAATCTAATGATTATTCAAATACAAAGAAGGTCATTCATGAATAAAAAGATCGAACCGGCATTTTTTGACCGGACACAGGCTGTCGATAATGACGGCAATTATACGACTGCGGAAATCCCGTATTATGTTTTTGAAGCGGAAGACGAGGATGCCGCGATTGAATTTGCCAAGGCTAATGTGCCAATCATATATAATGACATTCCGCTGGAATCTATCGAAATTGACGAACGCCTGAGCCAGAATGTGTTTAAGATAAACGCTCAGTATAAAAAGAGCAGTACTGCCGCATTGTCGTCTATTGATAATGACGAACCTGATCCGGTTTATTCATTTGACACTGGCGGCGGAACTCAGCATCTTACGCAGTCACTCAAAACCGTCGCAAAATATCCGTCGGAGGCTCCAGATTACAACGGTGCGATTGGTTATGACGGTGAAAACGTGACCGGAATCGATGTCACTATGCCTGTGATGAATTTTTCCGAAACGCACTATTTAAAGCCGCGCAAGGTTTCAACTCAATACAAGAAAACTATCGCGGAACTGACCGGAAGCGTCAACAGCAAGGAATTCAAAGGCTATGCCGAAGGCGAAGTGTTGTTTTTAGGCGCAAGTGGTTCCCGGCGTGGTGATGATCGCGATAATTTCTGGGAGATTTCTTTTAAATTCGCAGTGTCCGCAAACCGGAAAAAATTCAAAGTCGGCAAACTGGATATATCCGAGAAAAAAGGCTGGGATTATTTATGGGTGCGGTATGCCGATGACGTCAAGGACAAGAAAACTTTAATCAAAAAACCGGTTGCCGCCTATGTCGAAAAAGTGTACGAACGTAAGGATTTTGGCTTACTGGGAATCGGGCGTTAATGAATTTCTAATATTGAAAGCAATATCAACGCTATAAACATCAAAGGTATGTTAGCGAAAATTCCCCATTTTATATAAAGTAAATCCCATTTTGTCAATTTTCTGAACCTTCTAAAAAATATAATTGGTAAGAACGCCCAATAAGCCAAGCATATAATCTTGAAAAATCCAAACATCAAGCCGCCATCAAGAAGCATTCCAGTAAAAATACCCAAAAAAAGTTGAATGACAACTGATGAAGTTAAGGCATCTTCCAATGGTTTAGGTCGTTTTTTAGATTTTTCTTTATCGTCCATAAGATTCCTCCAATAATCAAGTCCTATAAATTTACCTCGCATGACAGTATTTACAACCTATAAACAAGCAAATTAGTGCAATATGAAAAAAGTTATTTCAGGAGACAAATTCCAGGTCAAAGCTTCAACCTGGAATTCATTTATTGATGCGGCTGAGCATCATAAACACACACAACTCAAGCTGGGCGCGGATACTTTGTGGGGCAGTATTAAAACCGGAATTGTCCTGGTTCGCAATGACAGCGGAAGCCTGCTGGAACAGTTCATGCCGGTAATTCTTGATGACCTTATAATCCAGCCGGATGACGCAGAAAAAGAACAGGAATTCAAAAGCCGGGTTCCGGTATTTTCAGGCAAGAAAGTATCGGCTGATAATAAGGATAAACCGTTTGCTATTCTGCAGGTGCCGCTGGAGTCTGAAAAAATCGGCAAAGCGCTGATTCAGGGAATTACCCCGGCAAAAATAAATGTTGGTAACGAATCACACCAGTACGCAAAACTTGACGCAAGTGAACTGGTTTCATGCAGTAATGGCGTCGGCAGAATCCTCTGGAAAGAATCAGGAACCGGTGAAAAGTGGGCGCTTTTACAACTTGGCGGCGGCGGTTCCGGCGGCAATGATTACAGCGGCTTTTTTAGGCTGACTGCCGATGAGGACAATGAAAATACAATCAAAATTGTCGATGGGACAGATACGCTTGGCGATAATTGCGGTATTTATGTTTCCGGGATTGACAAAATAACCGTCCCAGAAAAAACGCTCTCCATAACTGGCGAATCCTACATCATTTTTGAAGCGGTTTATGCTGATGAAAAATGGATTACTGAAATCAAAGCTCAAAGCTCATTCCCGGAGTTTACTGCTGAAAAATTCACAGCGCTGCTTGGCATCGTCAAATGGAATTCAGAGGAAAACGTCATGGGCGAAATCATCCAGATATGGAATAACGGTATCATCTACAACAACAGGTATTCATAATGGCTATTGTAAAACCTACACAATGGAGCGATTGGAACGGCCTGCCAGTACTGGCTTTGCCGTCAGTCAAAGGTTATGAAATGTATGAGGCAATCCGGGAACGAATTGAGTATTTATTTCCGGAGATGAATGCTGATGATATGCCGTCAGCTTTGAAGCCGATGCTGGAGGAGTTCAACCCCAATGAAGATTATAAAGTCATGGAGAGCCGGATGCATGACGCGGTAACCGAGCTTATCCCATGGTACCGCAACTGGACAAGCGACGATGCTAGACTGTGGAATGAAACAGACTTGCAGGCTGCATTGGAAGAACCGGAACGCATCAAACCGAATCCGTATTTTCTCTCGGCAAAATGGCTCAAACAGATGTTTCGGATTGTCAATTTCCTGCGCAAGAAAGAAGATATTATTTCAATTACCTGGATTGATGA